TCTCCTCCTCCGCAGCTAGTACTTTTTTTTTAAAGCACTGAGTACAGTTGCTGGATTGATAGGTGTAGTAGATAGGTTATCAAAGATGCTATTGATCTGCTCTTGACTTAGCATTGGGAATGATGCAGTAGTGATAGCTTTTGCTGATGGTACTGTCAAGACATTTGCTGTAGTCTGTACAATGATCTCAAGTAGAGATGCTATCTGCGCTCCATTCAGTGCTTGACTTGCCACATCTATTGGTGCAGCACTGGTAGTATCAGCTGGTAAAGCTCCTTGCTCTTGTGCTATCTCAATGATGTCATTCTTTTCAATGGTCACTTGTGATGGTACTCCATTGAATGCTAGTATCTGCTCTACTGCATCTGTGATGATACGCTGAAATGGCTCAATTACTTGCTTAGTGAATACATATAAAGCAGCCTTAATCTCATCAGTGTTAGAGCCTAGTCCATTGCCATCAGTTCTCACTCCCATGAGGAGAGGTGATGTCACTCTGTGGGCTACAATGATTTGAGAGGTAGCCTCTTTGGATAGGTACTCATATTGCTTGTCAGCATCAGTCACTGGAAATGGCTGTATGACTGGTGCCTCATCTTTACTCTTAGTGAATGTGATGAGGAACTTACCAGCGTTCTGAGTGCCTGATAGATTCCTTTCAATCTCTCTAGAGATTATTCTCTGAGCTTCGGGTGATGGCTCGCCGTTGGGGAAGTTAATATGAAAGGATGGAAAGAAACCATTGAGTATATTGTTCACATGGTACTCACTGATATGTCTAGTCAGTTCAATCCAATCTTTACTACTGATATAATCGGGACGAGGATAGTACAATGATCCCACACTATGCAGATGGAAGAAAAGCACTTGTCGTGGTGATTGATCTTCGGGATTGAAAAGAGGTACATATTCAGGCTTATTCTTTTGCTTTCTGATGTCTTGCCAATCTCTACTATACCATACTCCACATACATGATCTTCTTCATCTGATATAGCTAGTCTCACATTCTCGAAAGGCAAGTGATTGACCTGCACAATGCGAGTGTGGTCCATGCTGTAGATAAGTTCCCAATATACTCCACCTTGTAGCTTTAGATCAAGTGCAGATGAGCCCAATATACTATCTAGCTGTAGCTTTGCGATATTCACCTGGCTAGCTGGATTCTCACTCTTGAAACCTTTACCAGCTATCATGAATGAGATACTATTGACTAAGCTGCCATGTACCGGTGAACTCTGATAGAGGTCTATCAAATACTGAGGCATTGCATTCCCCTCTCCCCATTCAACCCACCCCTTTGTAGTCTCTTTCTCTACTTCCTCTACCTTGATGTACTTAGCTAAAGCTATATTTGTCAATTTATCATCCATTGTATATGTAGTCTGATGGTGTAGTAAATGATGGAGTCTGATAGTAGGTCACTCCCGTTGTAGCTTCCATGAAACCTTCCTCTATCAGTCCCAAAGATAATGATGGGTCTAAATTACGTCCCACTATTTTGTGCATAAATATTGTAACAATATCTGCCCGGATCTACAAGCAAGATACCCCCATTCAAGGGGTCATTGACATTGGTGTCAAATTGCAAGTGAGTAATTCTGTTATTCTCACTTAGTACTGTTGGAATGAAAAAATACTCCTTACCAGTGTTCTCATGTACGAGCTTCACTAGGTAGTGAGTATAAGTAGCAGCCAAGATCAGCTCCCCCTCTTTTAGAGAGAGGTAAGCTGTCTGTGCGGCTGTATTAGTTTGTACATAAAACATGCTACTTCTTAGAGAGTAGGTGCGTCTATTGTACCATCAAAGTCACTCACGATAGAGTCAGCTAAGCGATATGCTTTGTGTATCTCCTCAGCAGTGAAAGTGATTTTGTATCCGTTGAAATCAATCTTAGTAGTACCAGTCTCAGTAGACTCAGTAGCTACCTCTGCACCATCCTTGTAACCCATTAGCCAGTAGTTATCATTGTTGTCTTGTACAATGATCACATGACGGCCTCTGCTGAAAGTGTCAAGCTGTAATCTGCGAGCTGCAGAAAGCTTAGTGAACTGAGCAGTTAAGGTCTGAGTGTAGAAAATAGTGTTATTCTCTTTTGATACAGTTGCTGCCTCCACAAAGTTTCCAGTGTGAGGCTTCATGTTGTAAGTCTCCCAAGTTGCTGCTGGAAGGGCAGTGATTTGTTCTGTTGTGGGGTCTATTGTAGCTGCATTGCTAATTGTAGCGTATGGACCAATCCAAAAGGATTTGATACCACCCACATAACTTTTACAGTCCACAAGGAATCCCCCGGTAGCTAGACATGACATGGCTTAAGTGTATTAAATTTTTTATTCATTTTTATATTCTATAAAAAAGGCGGAGCCAAATACCCCGCCCCTTTTTATGTTAGATGTGTTAGTCTTAGAATGCTACAGCTACATCACCAGCAAAACCTACTTGAGTACCAAAGCGGTATCTCATAGCCATTCTCACATTGTCAGATGCATCAGTCAAACTCATGTCTACTACCTTCACCTCATTCAAGTCAGATACTAAGTCAGTACCTACGAATAAGTTCTCAGGTTGAGCGAACAATAAGCAGTCATTTGAGAAACCTGGACATACATAGATTTCATATCCATATACTTGCTTCAAGATAGCATTGTCAGCAGGCTGAAGTGGACCTCCAGTACCAGCAGCCATACAAGCTTGCATGTATAATTGGAAAGTCTTGCGGCTCATGTAACACTTAGTGTTAGGTGATCCCATGATAGATGCAGGGATAACAGCTACAGTAGCATCAATAGCTGTCATGATGTTACCAGCAGTCAAAGCAGCAGCAATGTTATAGTCAGGAGTTCCAGACTTAGCATCAGAGATTTGCTTCAACAAACCATTGAAAGCAGTGTATCCACTAGGTCCACCTACTGACCCTGAGAAGTTACCTACCCACAAGTTGAACTCAATCTGCTCAGAGATTTTGCCAGCTAAGTAAGTCAATAAGAAGTCAGCGAAGTTAGCAGGGATAACATCATTGATGAAACCACGACCAGTCTGCATAGCTTCCCAGTCTTGAGCAAATTGCTCTTTACATACTTCGATGTTAGTCTTCAAATCAGTTACAGTCAACACAGCCTCAGCCAATGTCAATGCAGATGATCCTACACTGAAATCACAACCGAAAGGTGATGAAGATTGTACCAAGTTAGCAGAAGATAATTTCTTCAATACTGCCTTGAATTTTACATTTTCTTTGACTGTCACATAGCGGTTAGCGATGGTATCTCCAGTCAAAAGAGCAGCATGCAAATACGGTAAGGCTAATTCACCTGCGTATGTGCTGCTAGAGATTGTTAATGTACTTGCCATTTTTTTCTATTTATTAAATTATTTGTTTGCGATAATTGCCTTGATGCGATCTGCAGCACTCTTGTACTCGATCATTGGCTTGATTTCTTTCTTAACTGCTGTCTGCTTCACAGATACAGCTGCTGCTTGATTTGATAATGCAGAGTATGCAGCTTTCACTGTGTCAAGCTCTTTAGCTACCTCAGACATCTCAATCTCTTTGCTAGAAAGTATCTTTTGAAATTCGGCCTTTAGTTCGGTGATTTGTTCGGTGATTGCAGTTAATGCATCATCTACATATTGCTTTGTCAATACCTCAGCTTGTTCTGATTGCTCAGCCTCTACTGTCACCTCTACTTCTACTTCATCCTCTTTAGGAGTAATAGCTGAAACTTTGCCCTCAAGTACTGAAAGCACAGTGCCATCGGCCACAATATAGTCACCGTCAGCAACAGCCACAGGATTGCCATCAGCATCCTTAGTGTAAATTTCAACCCCAAGATCCCAGCTCTCAGCCGGTGTGAATACGATAGTGCCATCTTCTAGTGCTGTTTCTACCATGAACTTTAGAGCCTCTGCAGTCTCCTCTTTTGTTACCTCAGCAGACTCATCCACTGAGAGCTTTATGTTATGTGCTGAAAGCTTCTCTTGAGCTTTAGCAATAATCTGATAAATGCGGTCTTTTACTTCCATGTGTCTTAGTATAAATGTCTATTTTCTTTTTTCAAATATCTTCTCTATCACTGACAAGCCTAGTCCTCCCCCTGCTATTAAGCAGAGTGCATCATACATGAACTCTGGACAGATCTTGTCCTCATCAGCAGTTGTTGCAATAAATGCAAGCACTATAACAGTAGCAGTACAGATAAGAGCTGCAAATCTCTTGGAGCTCATATCGTCATTGGCACTGATAAGCTTTTTCATGAAGTCTCTCATGGATGCTCTAAGATGTTAAGCTCCTCTACCATCTGATCTAGTATCTTCTCTACCTCGTACTCATCCATCATCTTCTCCTCATTCTCTAGGAAGTACCCCTCTAGTGACCATCCCTTGAACACTCCATTCTTTACATCTTGCCACAAGCCATCATCCTCCACATGACCTCCAATATACCAGGTGCCAATGGGTGTAGTGAAACCCAATGCAGCTGACTTATCTTTCTCAGCATCTGCTTGTATCCAGGTCTCTACTATGTTCACTCCTTGTACCGGAATGGCATGCTCTACATTGGTGTATTGGTGCATGCTGTTTCTCATGTACTTCTGAGCAATGGCCTTGATAGTCTCTGCTTTGTATGTAGCCATCCACTCCTCTTTAGTCTTGTCATTGTAGCGGTAGATAAGTTGGTCAGGGATCATGACTGGACCATACAGCATCCTCTGTTCTCCACTCTCTACAGCTGCGAACTTTAGCTCCTCTACCTTCTCTTGAGCAGATAGTGCTATCCAGTTCACCAGGATGGCAGGATTCTCTACAAGTGACATGCAATAGACTCCAGTCTTTTGATCATCATCATTGATAACATACTCAATGATCTTCATTTTCTTTTTATCTTTTTCCATAATTATCCACCTCCTAGTATAGATGCAGTATTCTTTATTTTAAATTCCGCTTGCTGCGCATTGCTCACTTGACCAGCTAATACATAAGTCTGCAAGGGTGCAGTATTGACATTGCCTTGTAAGAAAGAAAGATTCAAAGCACTGGGTGATTGAGCAGATGGTGCAGACATAGCTCCTCCACTACCACCCCCTCCTGAGGGAGCTGTAGGTGTCACTCCTGCATTGGGTGCATTGAATTGTGTTTTAGCTATCTTGGCTATATTAGCTGCTCCTGCTGCTCCTATACTGACAGCATTTGCTATCTTAAGAGCTGTACCAAATGGCTCAGGAATAGTAGTGACTGCGCTCAATGCATTCTGTACCCCTTGAATAGTTGCGATTGTAGTCTGAGCAATGGATAGACCTTTGCCTATCTTGAAACCTTTCTCTGCACTTATCAATCCACTTTCTGTGAGTGCATTGTTCAAGTTGATTAAGGCATCGGTAGTGGCAGATGCTAGTTCATACTTGGCATACCATGCAGCAAGCCATATCTCTTTACTCTCCTCAGCAGCTTTTCTTTCTGCCGCTAATCTTTTAGACTCCTCAGACAATACTACATCAGTCAATCCAGTTTGTAGTACTACTTGATTTTTGATACCTTCTGTTAGTTTACCTTGTACTAAATCAATAGACTCTATTCTTTTCTCTATATTCTTTAACTCTAAATCTCTCTCTCTCTCCCTCCTGGCTTCCTCCTCTTTTGCTCTTTTCTCTGCTGCCTCTTTTGCTTTTTCTGCTTCAATCTTTCTATACTTTTCATTGACTTGAGCAAGGTCTTTTCTGTATGATTCTTCAAGATCATTTGTAGTCCTTCCTAATTTCTGTGCTTCATCTACTAGCTTACCATAGTATTGCTTTAGCTCCCATATCTCTTTATCTCTAGCGGACATATTAGATGTAAGTCTTTTCTTAGTCTGAGCATCTAAGAAATTAGTGACATCTTCATCTAGTTTTTTAAGATCTTCTGCTCTCTTTTTTGCTGCCTCTGCTCTTGCCTCTGCTTCACTATCAATGATACCAGTGTAGTTAAGAAAGGCAGTAATTCCGTTTATTACAAAATCAATCTGTTCTTTGATAAAACCAAATACCTTACCTACTAAACCTCCTGCTTTTGTCAGCTTGTCAAAGTTAGCTACTATACCCAATATCGCTGTAGCTATGAGAAATATAGGATTCGTGAGTAGTGCCTTTCCTAAAGTTGAAAAGCCACCCGTCACTGACTTCAATCCCTCTCCCATGTCCTTAAATGATACAGACTTCACATTCGCTCCCATCCGTTTCATTGACTCACCAAAGCCAGTGATGTCTAGCTCACCAAGTTGTCCCCTTGCTATGCTGAGGTTATTACCAAAGCTACCTATAGCTGGACCAGCATTGGCATTGACTGCCTCTGCTACATCTTTCATTCTATCCCTAAGCTCTCCAGCTTTCTGAGATAGTTTCACGAACTCTTGAGAGCCAGCATCTAGACCAGCCATCTGATCTTGTACCGCCCTTAATTCTTGCTTTATGCCTTTAAGGCCACTTAATATCTCATCAGCCATATTGCTCCGCTTACTATTGTACCTATTAGTATAACCACTATTGAGTAATTGATGAACTTAGTGATGTACTTGCTCATCTTATTCTTGTACTTACCTTTCGCGATAGCACCCACCTCAGACTCCGTTGGTAGTTTCTGTTGTAGTAGTGCTAGTGCCTCTGCTATTTGTGCAGGATCTATCTTGTCTATTGTCATTCTGTGCCTATTTGGGTGACTCTTACTTGTGCTGTGAAATGATACTCAGGTGATGGATAAGCTCCATTGAGATTCTTTAGCTCTAAGTCAATGATATTGCTATTGACTGGATTAGTAGTCCATCCTAATTCAAAGGGACCAGTGCCGGGATCAATATCAATAATGAGGTTACATGGATTGTCACCAGTAGCTGTGCCTGCTATATTAGTCACCATTGAATAAGTACTCATTGAGTATGTTCTGTCAGGTAGATAATTTGGTCCCACCACAAGGAAGGAACTCACTGTCAATATCACCTCTACTGAATATACTGAATTTTCAAGAGTTAAGAATGAGCCTACTACAGTAGTCATAGCTGCTGACATGAATTGATCCTTAGCATGCCACACCATTTCACCACTTGCTGATCTATTGACTAGCACTCCATCACTACCACCACCATACCATATACCTTTATTCTGTACAAGCAAGTCCTCACCACCTACTATGCTATTCTTTGCAGCTCCAGTCACAGTCAAGCTTTTACCTATTACGATAGTTCCGGTAGCTGATGGGTCTTTCTTTCCACCAATATTAGTGAACTGATTGAGAAAGCTAGAGGTAACTCCTAAAGAGGGAGAGATAATAGGATCTTTGATGCCTCCCTGATTCTGACTTTTGTAGCACATATTGAGTGTACTATCCCAATAGTATCCTATCTGCTCACAACACACTTGACTACCTCCATTGAGCCACTGCACTGAGCCATCTTTCTCAATAGCTATGGCAGTATCTACGCATAGATTTGGTAAGTCTACCCCACTCAATTTCTTGATTAAAGTGACAGAGGTACTTTGATTCATCCCCATATTGTATCCATCTACTGACAAGACTCGCCAGTAGCTGTTGAATAAGAATACACTGTCATTGAAGTTCAAGTTCAAGATGTCTGTCACATCAAGATTGAACTGAGCAGTCAATACCTTGCTCTCCTCACTATACAGCTCTTGCAGGTAGTTATTGTAATACTTGAAATACATAGTATTTACCGGAGCTGATGTGATAGGATGGAGAGGTATCTCCTGAGCAAAGTTCAAGTCATTTGTTGCCAGGTCTACATAGACATGATCATAGTGACCAATAAAGGGGACATACAATAAGCTACCATAAGCACTGACATTTCCACCAATAGGTCTGAGTCCCAAAGTGTCTAAAGCATCAAAAGAAAAATAGAATAATCTAGCATCGGGATATACCCACTTGTACTCATCATCTACGAACTTAGGAAAATAAAAATCTATATTACTTGCGTTGGGGAACATCTGATTAGGAGTAGTGCTTGCTATTACTTCTACTTTATTTTCTCCCACTGTGAAATCACTAGCAGTATCATACAAGTTCAGTGATCCAAATACTCTGCCAACTGACTTATATGCCTGACTTGCTACATCTGCACCCTCGCTAAATGTGAACTTCTGCTGTCTTGTCTGATAGTCTGATGATGGTACTATTATCATTTCACCCATCTCATCTATCTTAGTAGTCCAGTCTATTGTACCCCCACCTCCTAAGTACTCATTCATGGTCATGATGTCAATCACTCCATAGTTGCTATAGTTAGGGATGGCTACTGCGTTGGTCAGCTTCATGATGTCGCGTAGGAAATCAAGTAGCTGATAATTTTCAGGTGCCATGTCAGGCAAGCTGATAGCATTGGATAAGGTTAGATTGTACTTCTGCAATGTCCACTGATTGACTTGAGCAATAATGTCTATTGTCCCTCCTGCTGTTGGATCACCAACAGATGCGAATGCTACCTCTACATAGTCCCCAGCATTAAAGAATACAGCAGTGTCCTCATTGGCTGCAGCATTATTGATGAACACTGGCACTACTATCTCATTGCTTGTAATGACTGGAGCTTGTGCTGTATAGCTTGCTATATCCACATCAAGAAATGGAGCTTCAAATTGAGGATATACACCCCCTCCTGATATCGAGTTGAATGCTGAGTAAAAGTCTGTACCATTGACTAAGAAACCTGGTACAATAGGAAAGGCAGGGCTGGTAGGTGTACCCCCTACATCACCCCTGATAGTGCCAGTGATCTTGAACTGATAGTACCCATCATCCGGTATGACATAACGGTTATTCAGTGTATCAAAGTTGCTGCCTATATCTATGACATCATTGAAAGCTATTCCAGTGATGGCTGTGTATAGATTGCCACTAAGTACTGCAAAAGACAAAGTATCATCAGTATAGTTAGTTCCTTTCCACTCAATAGCTGCAGCATTGTCTCTATATTTTAGAGTGCCATCCTTACCAATAAATGGCATGCACATCTTGTCTAGCTCAGCTTGTACATCTGTGCTTAACTCTATCTTTCTATTATTATTGCCAGCTAAAAAGTTATTGATTCTGTCAATGAGATAAGTTCCTTTAAGACATGGAGTGAGGTCAGTGACATCTATCCTATTGGAATTGCTCATAGCTGTATATGATGCATTGACAAATGTACCTGCATAGTTGGAAGGCCATGTGATAAATTGCTGACCTCTGTCTATTAAGGTCCACATCAGCTTATGATCACTGTAGTCATTTCCTCCAACAATACCACCATCATTGACTAGCCATACATTGTCATAGGACATCTGATGCTCAGCATCTGAATATACTAGGTCAGAAAAGTCTAGGTCTTTCAAGTTAGTACCTAAGTCTACCGAATCACCAAAAAACACGATAGAAAAATCAGACATCTTGCCATTCTTGATAAATGACTTTTTGAACTGGACAAAACCTTCCGACACTGGTATAGTATCGACAGTCAAAACTGCTTTGAACTTTCTGCGTATATCATTTGATCCTATTATATTGAAGTCACTCTGCAAGCCGAATAGATTACAGTTGTTTTGAGTAGCTGGTATCCTGAACTCTTGACTATACACATCACCAGCCTCTAGCGTAGTGATGCTGTTAAAGTTGAAGTTCATAGAGATTGTGTCCTGACCATACAGATCGACTATAAAGCCATTTCTCTGCTGATCATAGACAGTGAGTATCACATCATTCATAGCTTGTATTGTAGTTTATTGCTTGATAGTCTTGTGCATACTTGAGCTTCAGTGTCAGATTGTACTTAGTGCTATTGCGTTCCCTTCTCATGATATAGCTGTTATCAGTCACTATCATTGGGATGTAGTCACCTCTGCCATCATAGTTCACTATGTGTACTACCTCTGATACCATTAAGCTCTCTAAGTATACGAACTCCTCCTCTGTGATCCAGTCACTTGTCACTGTCAAGTACTTAGTGACCATGTTTTCTCTGCTCACATATTGCCTATTGTCTGACCAGTCTGTAGTCAGCATGCCTGGAGTCTCTAAACCATCACCCAGTCTACCATAGTTTCCAAAGGGCTTTTTGTATTCAGTCCTTTCAATGTCTATGCTGTTCTGATTTGTCTTGATAAAGTTGTAGTAGTTCCATCCTCCTTTCTTTCCTATCCACCCTAAAGGGATTGGATTGTGATCACAGTCTATATCTTCAATCACAAATAGCCACTTGGTACTGCATATTGCATTATTGGTAGAGTCTTTTACTTGCAATGTATAGAATGCAGTAGTAGCTGGTATGCCACCAGTTCTCAAGTATGTTATATTTCCAGCGAATGCCGGAACGAGTGCCACACCACCAGGTTCAGGCTTGAATACAAATGAGGTAGTATCTGTTATCAATAATAGACCCGAACTTGTATAGAACTTTAGCTCAATATATTTATTATTGATGTCCTGCTCAGAGCTAAATGTACCATCATCTGAATTGATACAAAAGCTACCCATGTTATAGGGCAGAGTAGGTACAAAGGTCACTCCTGATCTGAATGAGGGAGGCACCTTTGATGCTAGTCTTTGATAGTATGTGCTAGATGTGAGGTCATTGAAACCTTTACCAGGTGAGCTTGCGCTATTGTTCTCAGTAAATGAAAATGCATTATCCCATCCCCAAAATGCCATAAGATCTATTTGTTGAGGACCAATAGCATCGGGATCTTGCGTGAATACTCCAGCCACTTCCCATCCTTCATAAACCTCTACTGTAACCTGAGTGTTCATATTGTTGGCTACACTGACCAAAGATGCAGATGGACTATTAGCTTTTGTATTGTGAATGTATGGAAAGTTCAGAGTACTATTGATGATACCTCTGTAAAAAAGGGAATTGATAAGATGAGGTCTGAGGTTGATGATGCCCCTTCCGTATGGATTCGGATGGACATATAAATCAGTAGTTATGGGATTGCTATAAAAATCTGTGACAGATATATTGACAATGTATCTGAATCCAGGCTGAGTATATTCAGTGCTGAGTGCTGTGACCACATTATCAATACCACCCTTGCTGACATTGTCATAGGTGATAAGTGTCTGTGATGTCCTTTGTAATGTTAGTGCCATTGCTTATGCTTTTTTAACTAGTCTGAAAGTATTGAGTAGCTCTACTTCAATGTCCTTTCCTACACTATTAAGTATATCAGGACCCATTGCCTTGAGTGTATCTAAGTAGGCATATTCAAAGTAGTGCAAGCCTACTCTACCTCTCTCTTGTATTGCTTTTGCTATTGCGTATGCTATGCCCTCTCTCTTGCTCTTTGATGGCTTGCTGATGAACTTACCATTCTCATCCCGGAACTTGATGTTCTTGCGCTCCATCCACTTGAATATCATTTTTGAGGGAGGCATCTTTGCAGTTGTCGCATTCTTGGAGGGCATGTAGTAGGGATCATCAGTAGGCATACCCTTAGTTCCTTTCTGTCCATGCTCTATTGCCATTGCGTACTGCTTAGCTGCACCCACCACAAAGAATGATAGAGTCATGTCCTTATTGACTTTCCCCCTTAGTCCATCCTTGAGCTTACCACTGGCTACAAAGTTCTTTGAGATAGTCTTGCTCACCTTGAACTTTGATACCTTTTGCGTGGCACCAATGTTACGCTGAGCTTCTTGTACTACCTCAGTGACGAACTCTTGCAGCAGTGCTTTGAGATTGTTAAGCTCCACAAAAAAGTGTATAGGCTGTGTTAGGATCTGCAATGAGTAAAGCTATAAAGGCATCTATACCTTTGGCTGCTAGTGCTGTGGTGAACTCAGTGTTAGAGTCCTCCCATGCAAAGCAGATAGTTCCCCATTGTCCATCTGTTGGTATGGTCAGCTCATTGATACTGCCATCCTTTTGAGTAAGTGTATAATTCATATTGTAATCATGATTGATAGTGAAATGACTGGAGTGCTGTTGGCTGCTGCATTGTTCTGAACTTTGACACTTGCCAAATCTCCAGCACTAAATGCTATTGATGTAGCTGTATTGGAATAAGTTCCACCAATACTTCCGGCAGCTATCGTGATAGCTAGAGCTGTATCTACTTGATTCTTTCTTAGCGTAATGACTAGGGATCCACTTGCAGGTTGAGTGGCTGATGTCCGCACATACCATCTACTCAGTGAGCAGGTCTGTGGTAATGCATAAATTCTTTGGAACTCATTACCGGTATTGACATAACCACCTCCAGTCAGAGCTGTCATATTGATTGTACCTGCTGGTACAACAGTTATACCATTGAGTCCAACAATAAAAGATGTACCACTTCCTACACCTGCATATTGCGGAATGTTCAAAGTACTGCCTACTAAAGTTGCTGAGCCACCACTTCCAGTAGTAGTCAGTGTGATTGCATCTTGCTTGTTATTGAATGTATTCCAGTCAGTAGATGATAAGTATCCATCAGTAGATCCAGTTGCCTGAGTGATGCCAATGGTACCACTTGTAGTTATTGTGCCTCCAGTTATGGGTGCAGTTGTAGCCACTGATGTGACTGTACCACTACCTCCCCCTCCTCCTGGTATTGTTTTCCATGTACCATCAGCTGCTGCATAGTCAGTAGTAGCTCCAGCTGTATTCGTTGTATAAACTAACTTCTTTGCCATTACACTACCATTGAAAATGATATACCATTGAATACTCCACCTGGTGCAGTGGCATTGTTGACCCTTCTTATTGACAGCTTATCTCCAGCTACAAATGAAACAGTGTGAGCTGTATTGGAGTAAGGTGTAGAGCTTGTCACAGCTCCTGCTGCTATTGTTATAGCCAAAGATGTATCTGCACCATTCTTTCTCACTGTTATTACTTGCGCTCCACTAGCTGG